ATGCTCCATTTCTGGTTTTAGGTTTTCCTAAACCAGTGAAACTGATATCTCCAGATTATGATTGGGAACAACAAATCTTGAGAATCTTACAAAATGAACCTGATGACCGAACCATCTATTGGTATTGGAGTCGAGGTGGTAACAAAGGAAAGACTTCCTTTTGTAAATACTTGACCGTGAAACACGGTGCAATCGCTTTATCAGGTAAAGCTGCCGATATGAGAAATGGTGTCATAGACTACCAAAAAACCAATGGGTTTTTACCAGAATTGGTTCTCATACCAATACCACGTTCGTTTAACACAGATTATCTAAATTACGAAGGCATTGAAAATATTAAGGATATGTACTTTTATTCTGGAAAGTACGAAGGCGGGCAGGTTTGTGGAAACCCACCACACCTGTTTGTTTTCGCTAACGAGCCTCCGATTTTAGAAAAAATGAGTGCTGATAGATGGTGTGTTATTGAAATATTATAATCAGTCTTAATGAACTTTCTTTATAAGTTCATTAAGTTAAAAAATGCTCGACAATCTCTCCGACAGGGTGTAGGTCAACTTGAAGCATTTTCAATGCTCCTTCGTCGCCCGACGCTCCGCGATGTGCTCGGACCACTTTGTTTTTTTTGACATAAGCAATTAAGCGTTTATGCATCTTTAAATCGATAGTCGATTTCGTAAGCCATTTTGATTGGATAGTTGTTAGCTCCGTTGTCAATATTATCGCAGGATATTGACTCGACAACAAGGTATAGTTGTCTGTTTGACGGATTGTAGGTACTGTCGTTAAAACTCTGGGTTTTAAAAAGATGTTTGGTATAATCAATCGTACATTTAGCATTCAATTTAAAATCATTATTTGAATACTTTTGGTTTTGGTTGAGTGCTCCACTTCCAGTGGCTCCACCATCATAAATAGTGGCATTACCAACCTTAAAGGTTCTGGTAAATGCGACGTGGTACGCTTGTTTATTCACTGTAAGAAAATCATCTTGTAGATTACCTTGTGGGTCAATACTTGTGTTACCTGATTGAAAAAAGTTTGGTAATGCTGGAGGCGGTGCTCCAGAATAGTCTCCCTTCTTATACCATAATCCCCAAATTTTAATTACTTGGGGTCTGGGAGATAGGTTATCCGCACCTTCGGCTGCTGGAAAAAACATTAATTTTAATGTTGCCTTAACTGTTTCAATTTTGTTACCTATACGGTTTGCTTGACCTGACCCTTGAGCGATTGCTAAATTCAATGCGTTAGGGTTCAAGGGAACAACAGTCATAGTGTTTGCTGCTCCTCCGTAAGCACCACCACCATAACTGCTTATTGGTGCCCCTGACTCGTAGTCCTGGATACACTTGGTTTCTCTGGAGCGTTCGAGAGCTGCGAATTTACGCAAGACGAACGGCACTGAAGCAGGACGAGAACGTCGAGGGACGCGTTTCTTATTAGCTCTGCGAGCTTTAGAACGATATCTATTAGATTTTGCATACATTTGAATAGTGTCCTATATAATTGCTAAAGAAAATAATAATTCCGAAAGTTCCCTATTTTGGCACACCCGTTCCAAATTAGGGGACAAGCCATTTATGCTAAATAAAATTGATATAAAAATAAAATCTTTAGGAATATTATAAAATGAGTTCCAATAGTTCCAATAGTTCCAAGGGGTTGGGTAATACTAAACCAACCCCTAAACAAGTTTCTGCTGCAAAAAGGTGGTGTTTCACACTCAACAATTACACAGAAGAGGACATTAGTTCCATTAGTTCCATAATTTACGAAACATGCGATAAATCGCTCGTTTCGAAAGAAATCGGTGAATCGCAAACTCCTCACCTTCAAGGTTTCATTTCCTTCAAAACCAAACAGCGTCCTATGGGTGTGTTTGGTATCAAGCGAATCCATTGGGAAGCCGCAAAAGGAAACAATGACGCACAACTTGCATACATTAGTAAGCAAAATGCTCCATTTCTGGTTTTAGGTTTTCCTAAACCAGTGAAACTGATATCTCCAGATTATGATTGGGAACAACAAATCTT